ATATAATGCCAGATAATAAAGACAAGAATCCTCCAAAAGGAAATATAAAATTTAATATTACATTATCAGATGAACAAAAATTAGCTAAAGCTGAAATACTAAATCATCCTTACAATTTTATTATAGGTAAAGCAGGTAGCGGAAAAACTTTATTAGCGGTACAGGTAGCATTAGATATGTTTTTTAAAAGAAATGTTAACCAAATTATAATAACAAAGCCAACTGTATCAAATGAGGATAAATGTTATCTACCAGGATCATTAAATGAAAAAATGGAACCATGGTTAGTACCAATACGTTCTAACATGCGAAAAGTATATAATAAACCAGCTATATTAGAAAAAATGGAAAATGATGAAAATATTGAGTTAGTATCTTTATCGCATTTTAGAGGTAGAACATTTGAAAATGCTTGTGTGATTATAGATGAATTTCAAAATTTAACTAAACAACAATTGGGAATGGTATTAGGTAGATTAGGTAAAAATTCAACTATGATATTAACAGGAGATCCACAACAAATAGATTTAAAATTTGGTAATGATTCAGCCATACATGATGTTCCTAAAGTAAAAGATTCAAAATTTGTACATGCTGTTACTTTAAAAGATAATCATCGACATTCAGCACTAAACGAAGTATTAAGATTATTACAATCATATTCATAAATTTGGATATTACATAATTATTTCTTATTATATAATAAAAAATATGATTAGATATGGTTATGCATGTGTCAATCAGACACTGACAAGTAGACCCAAGAATGAAGGCGGTAGAGTTACTACTTCAAGGACCGCACGTAAAGCTTCTTGGTATCCCGATAATTTACAGCTTATTTCAGATAAGGCATTAGACAATGCTAAAGATTTACTTACTTATCTAAAATGGAATGATGACCATGGTATTACTTTATTTCGTGTAGGCTCCGAATTATTTCCATGGCATGATCAATATGAATTACATGATTTACCTGGCTTTGAAGAAATTGCTTATCACTTACATGCAGCTGGAGAATTTGCTAGAGCTAACGGACATAGACTAACTACCCATCCTGGACCTTTTCATGTATTAGGTTCTCCTAGACAAGACGTTGTAGAAAAAAGTATTATTGGCTTAGAACGACACTCTGAAATGTTTGATATTATGGGCTATGAGCCTTCCTTTGAGAATAAGATCAATATACATGTAGCCGGCGCGTATGGGGATCGTGAGGCTACTGCTAAGCGATGGATCAAGACATGGTATCGATTATCTGACTCATGTAAGTCTAGATTAGTACTAGAAAATGATGACAAGGCATCTATGTACAGTGTAAGACATTTATACGAGCTTATACACCAAGAAATTGGTATTCCTATTACATTTGACTATTGGCATCACACCTTTTGTACAGGCGATTTATCTGAACGTGAGGCATTCTTTATGGCAAGATCTACTTGGGAGAAGTATGGAGTAACTCAATGTACTCACTATTCTGAGTCTAGACGAAATGAAAAGAAAGCTTTCTTAAACGAGGTATGCAGTAAGCATGGTATTTCGTGGGATGAAATTGATACCTGGCCTACCTTTGCAAAGTTCAAGAAAGAATTCTCAAAGATAAAAGAGCCTGCACATGCAGATTATATTGTAAATACTCCTAATACGTATGATGTAGATAACTTAGATATAGTTGTTGAGGCTAAAGCAAAAGAGTTAGCTATTTTACCGGTATTGGAAAAACAAAAAGAATTACTTATATTATAATTATGATAGAAACATTAGGATGGATTAGTACTGGATTAGTATTGTTAGGTTATATAATGAATGCTCGCCAATTAACTATGTATGCAATGATTGCATGGATTATAGGAGATACCGGATGGATAATATATGATTTCTTTATTGACAACTTTAGTCACCTAGTATTAAGTTTTGTCATTATATCAATTAATATATACGGAATGTATAATATAAAAAAATCAGAAAAACAATAAATGTATCAAAATATAGCTTATCATAAGAAAACAAGCACAATGCACGTATGGGATGATGATTTAGGTCATAAAACTTTTAAGTTTAAACCATATGGTTATATTCCAGATCCATTAGGAGAATATATATCATTAAATGGTACTAAATTATCAAAAGCCCCAGGTAATCATAGAGATAACCCAAAAGCATATGAATCAGACTTAAATGAAGAAGTTAGAACATTAATAGATTTATATTATGAATCGGATTTAGTATCCAAAGGACACACTGATTTCTTTTTTGATATTGAAACAGCAAAAGATGCAGATGGGTATTCTACTCCAGAAGATGTTAGAACTGAAATAACATCAATAGCATATTATGATAAAGTCGGAAAAGATAGAAGAGTATTAGTATTAGATAAAGCAAATAGATTATCTGACGACATTATATATGGTGATAACTATACTGTTGAAGTATTTGATAATGAAGCTAATTTATTAATCAAATTTATTAACTATTTTTCAGAAATACAACCTACTGTTATAACTGGTTGGAATACTGATGGGTATGATATTCCTTATCTTATTAATAGAATTAAAAAAGTGTTAGGTCCAAAGTCTGCAAATAAATTATCGCCAGCTGGTATAGTAGAATGGAATAAACATCGTGAAAGATATAAAATATTTGGTGTATCTAGTTTAGATTATATTAAATTATATAAGAACTTCACATATACAGAACTTCCTAATTATAGATTAGACACTGTAGGTAAGACAGAATTAGGCAAAGGTAAAATTGAATATGATGGTGATCTAGACGATTTATTTGTTTCAGATATTAACAAGTTCATAGAATATAATATGACTGATGTTGATATTGTATCTGAATTAGATGAAAAATTACAATTAATTGCTTTAGCAAGAACTATATGTCATAAAGGCCATGTTCCTTATGAAGATGTTTATTATGCATCTAAATATCTTGATGGAGCAGCCATTGTAGATTTAAAACGAAACGGATTAGTAGCCCCAAATAAACAATTTAGATTTGTTGAAGATGAAGAGCAGAATAAGTTAGCTGGTGCATATGTTATGCCTCCAATTCCAGGATTATACAAATGGATATATGATTTAGATTTAACTTCTCTATATCCTTCAATTATCATGAGTCTTAATATATCTCCAGAAACTAAAATAGGTGTTATTCCAAATTGGAAACAAGAAGCATTATTAAGTAAAGAAGCTGTTAATGTAGAATGTAACGGTCAAACTATTCCAGATATTAAACAATGGTTAATCGAAAATAAATTTACTGTTGCAAGTAATGGAGTAGTATATGATACAAGAAGTAAAGGATTTCTTCCAAAGATATTAGAGAAATGGTTTGATGAACGTGTTAAATTTAAAAATGAGCGAGATAATCATGAAGTTGGTAGTGATAAGTATAAATTTTATGATGCAATGCAATTAACGCAAAAAGTATTGTTAAATTCATTTTATGGAGTATTAGGATTAAAGACATTTAGATTTCATGATTTAGATAACGCAGGTGCTATTACAGCAACTGGCCAGAGTGTTATTAAATTTTCTGCAAAAGTTATTAATGGGTACTATAAGAAAGAAGTTGGTAAAGATTACTTTATTAATGCTAATGGCAATAAAGCAGAATTTTCATTCTATACAGATACAGATTCAACTTTTGTATCTAGTTTACCTTTAATAGAAAAAAGATATCCTGGATTTGATGAATCTAATGAAAAGTTTATGATTGAAAAAACAAATGAAATAGCATCTGAAATACAAGCTCATGTAAATAAAATGTATGATCAATATGCACTTCATTTTCATAATACATCTGATCATAGATGGCAAATTAAACAAGAATATGTTGCTAAATCTGGGTTATGGATAGCAAAAAAGAGATATGCCCAATGGGTAATTTTTAAAGAAGGTAAACCTACAGATAAAATGGATATTAAAGGTCTAGATGTAGTTAGATCATCTTTCCCTACAGAGTTTAAAACTATAATGAAAGAGACGTTATGGTATGTACTCAAAGAAAAGTCAAAAAATGACACAACTAATTTGATAATGGATTTCAAAGACAAAATACAAGATTCTCCAATATTAGATGTAATGAAAAATACAGGAGTTAAGAACATTACTAAATATACAAAAGGAAGAAAAACATTGTCTGGATATCAATCAGGAACACCAGTTCATGTTAAATCTGCAATTAATTACAATGATATGCTTAAACATTTAGGTATTAATAAACATGCAAAAAACTTTGCAGAAATACAAAATGGAGATAAGATTAAATGGGCATATCTTAAAAGTAACTCTATGGGATTTGATACTATTGCATTACGAGGTTATGAAGATCCTAAACAGTTAACAGAATTTGTAGAACAATATATTGATAGAAATAAGATATTTGATAGAGAGATTCGTGGTAAGTTAGATGATTTTTATGCATCAATGAATTGGGATAAACTTCCTGAAAATAATAACATGAATAAATTCTTTTCATTTGGATAATTCAATAAAATTAATTATAATAAATAAAAAATATGTACGGTAAGCATCAATGGAAAGGTAGAGAAGTTGAAGGTCGTTATTCAGATCTTATGACTTTCTTTGTGAGAGATTTAAATCATAATATTAAAAAAACATATGGTTTAGAAGTAGAAAATTTTAATGAATATCCTCATTATTATTTTACAATTGAATTCATGAAAAAGTCTATGAAAGACGAAAAATATCTAGAAAGTATAAGGCGTATATTAGATGAATCAAATTGTGCTGTAACTATAGAAGCTACTAAAGACACGTTAGATACAATTAAACCAGATCTATTTAATAGATGTCATATTATATATAGGATTTCAGATCCATACTTAGAAATGCTTAAAGATACCGATACATTATCAATCGATGCAGGTTGGTATAGAGTTCATCAAGTAACAAAATGTAATATGATGGAAATACAACCAGATAACTATAAATTTGACGAAGAAATATGAAGTATTCAGTAGTAGTATCATTTAGTATAGAAGGATTTCATTGTTGGCCAGAAGCTAAAGAAATATTTCCAGAAGTTGGATTTTTGTCTGACAGACACAGACATATGTTTGGATTTCGATGTTATGCAAAAGTAACACATACAGATAGAGACGAAGAGTTTATTTTAATGCAAAGAAAATTAAAAAAACAATTAAGAACTAATTTTGGTGGTAATATATTAGAATTTGGTAGAATGAGTTGTGAAGACATTGGTGCATGGATTATGGAAAAAAATAGCAATTTATATAAAGTAGAAGTTTGGGAAGATTGGGAGAATGGTGCAATAGTAGAATTAGGTTATTAATATGAAAAAAGTATTTTATTTTGGTTTAGAACCTTTAAAGGCGAGATATACATATCAATTATCTAAAGAATGGATGCCAGCAACTTTTCAACCTTATGTTGATTCCGGTAAATTAGAATTTATTGATGTGGAAGGAGATTTTGATCCAGATCAACAAATTAAAATCGGAGCTGTATTAGATGCAGTAGGTAGAGGTAAATTTGCTATGAGTCAATGTAGCAACTTTTTGGATATGATGAATCGTGATGAAGTTAGAGATGGCGATGTTATATTTTTACAAGACTATTGGCATCCTGGTATTGGATCTATTTTATATGCTGCAGATTTATATGGTATTAAATTAGAAATATATGCAATGCTGCATGCTCAAAGTGTAGATGAATATGATTTTACATATCCTATGAGAACATGGATGAGAGGTTTTGAATTAGGTTTAGATAAAAGAATGACCGGTATATTTGTAGGATCTAGCATTCATAGAGAACAATTAAGAGCAGCTGGATTTGAAGCACCAATACATGTTGTTTCATTGCCAATTCACAAACAAAAAACATTAGATAAATTACCAAGCTATGATCCAAGAGCACAAAGAAACCCATTTGTTGTTTATTCTAGTAGATTAGACAAAGAAAAGAATCCATTTTTTATGATGGAAGTAGCAAAAGAATTTTTACAACAACATCCAGATTGGGAATGGCACGTAACTACATCAGGTAAAGAGTTTAGATCAATGTTACCAGGCGTTATTGATAAATTAAGATCATTAGCAAAACAAGAACCTAGATTTATATTATTAGAAGGATTAACAAAAGAAGAATATTATACAGAATTATCTACATGTAGTATACAATTCAATTCTGCATTACAAGATTATGTATCATGGACTGTTATTGAAGCTACTGCATTTGGAGCAGATATTGTATATCCTAAATTTAGATCATTTCCAGAATTTATAGACGAAGAAAGAATGTATAAACCATTTGATGTACGATCTGCATTGAATACATTCAGTGATATTATGTTGTTTCCTAATAGACATAATGAAATAGTAGATATATCTGATTTAGGCAGACAAATGGAAGGATACATTGTAGCAAATGGAATTAATCAAGAAATTAATATTTGGCACGAAACTGAATATTGTAAAAGTTTATTAAATAAAAAAGAGGAATAGTATGAAAATAGATAAAGCCGGTTTAGAAGAAATTAGACTTACTATAGAAACACCATTTAGATCGTTAGCAGAACAATTAAGTGATAAAAATTGTTTGGATAAACAATCTGCAGAAATAGTAACATTTATATTTTCGAACCTAGATAAATTAGGCGAAGAGCCATGGACAATAACAGATTAATTATGGATAAAAATTTTATATATTATCCGTCATTATCTGCAGGTAGTATGGTGTCTGCATTCAAAAAAGATATGAAATTTAAAGATGGAACTACATGTAGATTCTTCTCAAAAGAATATCCTGAAGAATGGAGACATCCATATTTTCTTATAACTGCTGGACATCATTTCAAGAAAATGGATTTTCGTGATCAATTAGGTTTAGATGATGAAGTATTAGTTTTTGGAGATTCTGGAGGATTTCAAATAGCAACAGGAGCTTTAAAATGGGATGGTACTATCCGTGAAAGAATATTCGAATGGTTAGAACATAACTCAGACGTAGCTGCAAATTTAGATATTCCACCTAGAGCTAAATATGAAAATAGATTTGCAGAATCTATGGATATTAGTTTTGATAATTTTAAATGGTTTGAATCTAAACAAACCGGTAAGACTGATTTTTTAAATGTTATTCAAGGAACATATACAGAAGAATATGCAGAATGGTATCATAAATTCAAAGACTTTGCATTTAATGGATGGTGTATTGGAGGTCCTAAGAAATTAGT